GATGATCTTTGCACGTTCTCCTTGCATACATGTACATCCATCTCGGTAAGCATCGTCAGCCCGTAGTATTGCTTCCTTTCGATTATCCTGATGTATCGGCACTTATTTTTCTCGAACGGTATCTCGAAAAGCGTGTATCCTTCTGTGATCGTGTCGTCAGCGACTGTCTGCCAGTTTCTGCCATCGATGGAGGTCTGAATCTCGATCGGCATCGGTACGAACGATGGGTACACTCTCATCCGGATAGCGTCAACAACGGCAGTCTTGTTCATCTCGAGCTGAATCCAGTTGCTCTTCTGGTATCGTTTCGAGAACCAGTGCGTCCGGTTGTCACCATCGATCGCTTTTTCTGGAGAATATGCTCCGCTGTACATGGATGATGCTGTCGCGGATGACGGTTTGATCCACGATCCTGGTTCCGGTGGCGGTGCTGGGATTATTGGCTTCTCGATTGCGTATCCGTAATTGTATTGTTCCAAGACTCCGTATTTTACGTAAGCGTAGCCGTTTTCACCCCAGTATTTGCCCCACGAGTTTTTGATGATCCACGCGTTCTTCGAGTCGTTCCAGCCACACAGGATAACACAGTGATTCGCCCAGCCTACTTTGCCCTCCCAGACCGGCTCGTAGATTCCCGCCTTGTAATAGAACCAGTCGTCCGGAACTCGGATCACCACAACCATCGGACCGTAGTTCTTGAGAGCCCACTTGTAATCAGACGTGTCGACGCGGACGTAATTGCTAATCTTGTAAGAGTCGTTTTCCCAACCACCGCATGGTGTGCAGGCGCTGTTTTTTGCCTGGTACGGGAAGCATTTCTCGACTGGCACGCCGTGATCCTTAATGTATCCGAGAGCGCCGGTTGGATATCCCCCACCGCAACTTCCGGCATTGCAGCAGGACGATACAAGATGCTGTTCCGAGAGATCGATGTCGTAATCAGGATCGTTCTTCAGAATATTGCAACATGCCTCAACTGCTCCGGTGGCGCCGAAAGCCCAACATGAACCACATGATCCCTGATTGCGCACGGGGGTCATCCAGTCAGAGCCGTTGATGTTGTGCCAGTTGAAGGCTGGTGGATAAGAGACGTTTTTTGGTGCTTTGATGCTTGAGACATAGAATTGCTTGCTTATATCGATCTTTGCGCCACAGAGTGCTCGCTTTTCGGCTATAGAGAGATCGGAGACAGATGTGTGTCCAGCCTCCCACGATGCAGATGTGCCTTTCATCGCCATGCTGACTTCGGTTACGTGATCCGCTCCTGCCAATCCTACCAGAAGCAGGAGTAGTATTGCTGCGATTAGTATTTGTTTCATTTAGTGTTCCCCTTTCATTCCTATAAAAGGATCATCGTTTTGACGCATCTCGAATCGATGAGCTGTTAAAGTAGAATACAACGATTGCCGTTATCACTGGCATAAATATCTTTGAGATGTTCTCAAGCATATCTACGTCACCTCGATACACTGCCAATCCGGATATCAATATGTATCCTGTCATCGATCCTGTTGCAACTAGTGCTCGCACACCGAAGTCTCTTTTCAACTTGAATTCTTTGTCCATGATTATGTCCTCCTTTATTATGGTTAATCTTTTTCTGCGCAGCCTATATAAGCCTGCGCCAATTACTATAGCGATGAATCCTGCCATAGCGAACGCTTCTACCGCAATCTCTTCTGACGGTTCGTTGAAGGTCACACCGAAACCAGCATCGCCACGATGTACTTGAGCCTGCTTCGTGCCGTATTTACAAGTTACATTTATCAGCGTACCGTCTAGAAGTTCTCCGCGAAAGTTCTGTGTGGCAAAGACCCCAGAACCGTCCTCGACGGTAGTCAACACGAATGATTGGTTGTTGTATGAGAATGTAACATCGACTCCTGATTCTGGTTGTCCTGTCTCGTTGTTCCAGACGACCACGAATATGTCGTAGGGCTGGAATCCCGCGGATGCTATTCCGCATAAGATGAGCAGAGCGATTATTATGTGCTTCATGGCGTCCATTCTCCTGTAGAATTGCAATAAATTACTATGCCTTCATTTGGATCAACGCTATAGCTTCCAGTTGATGTATATAATTGCGATGAATTATTAAACGCGTAAAGTGACCACACGTCAAGCCCATCAGCATCCATTGATGTTTTTATGTCTGCGAGGGTCATACCTGATGACCCCGGCAAATAGCCGTAGAACCAGCAGAAGAAGAACTCGCCTCACGCTCTCACCACCGATACTCCCGATCATGTCAGTGAACGATGCCTGCTGACCAGTGCTTCGTGTAGAAACCGATTGCGATGTAGTATTTTTCGTCATGTTCGTTTATCCTGATTTGAAACCATCGTGTTCGGAGATTCACATGCTACATCCCCAATGTGCTTGTAGGTTGATCGTACCAATGTCTTCGATGCCGGGATGAGTTGTTTTATCGATGGTGATCTTCTTCTATCCTCTGCGTCCAGCGTGAGTTGCGGCTATGAGAACGACGTCGCCGTCTGCCCAATCGTCTGATACGTTTGCCATCGACTCGCTAAAGTTACTGTCTGCTTCCGATGAAACGAAAGATCGTGATCCTGTATGCGTCTCGTCCGTAACATGAATCGTTGCACCAAACACATCAACTCCGTGATATTGCACTTTCCCTGCGATCTGATATGGCTTGGTAGGTGAAGACGGTGGTGGAGGCATAGGAGCTGGAGACATTTTCGATCACCTTTTCGATCACCTCATGCTGTGAAGTAGACTTTTAGTCCGACATCGACATCTACGAGTTCAAGATTGTTTGCATCAACGAAGACATTTCCGTTAAATCGAAGATTGTAAGTCCCATTTCCATCAACCTCGCTTGCGACATCATTATCGCCTTCGATTAGCATTCCTCCTTCTTTTGTTGATGCCGCTGTGCTCCAGATGTTGTCTGGTATGTTTATCAGCGCAACGTCATCGACACCCCACGTACCAGTTGATTTCTTCACGTTTATAACTGCTGCTCCGTTAATTGCATTCACGACTGCCGCAGTGTTATTCAATGCGCGCATTCGGAGCATACCGATGACACGGTTGATTGTTGCTCCAGATGGAATGTCGGCGACAACCACATTTGGCAAGTCGACATCCGTTGTTGCGGTCGTTAGAGTGATTATGTCACCCATATCGCCCCAGAACTCCATCATTGAGATTTTCCTATTTGATCGTTGTATCATCATTTCTTTTCACCTCAATGGAAGTACGACACCATCAGTTCACCCGACGTGCTACCAGTGCGGATCGCCTTGAATTTGGCGATCTGTGCAGCGGAGTCGAGTGTGATTATGTCCCCAACGTTAACTTCATGTCCTTCGCTGTTGGTGGGGTCTGAACCGTCATCCCAGTATCTGATTTGCGCCGTCTCGAGCGTCATAAATGCCTTTGTCGCATCGAGGTATGTTCCCGATGTCAGTCCCACCGCAGAATCTTCTATATCAAGGATTTCGTGATCGAAACAGGTGAGCCCTTCCACCGTGACTTTGTTATATGCCATCCATCCACCTCGTGTTAAAAATCAGGAGATGGACGCTCATACGCCCATCGCCAAAACTTGCACCGATGTCAGTGCACTCAGATCCCGCCCATTCGCAACCTCACCAACATGAGATTGCATAGATAGTGGATCGAGTACAAAGAACGGCATTGCCAATGTCACCATAGCGTTCGTGTTATTCGTCAGCAGGCGGTTCTTTGCGGGATCCCATGTGGCGACACCGTTTGCAGCTGTGCCGCTCATGACATGTTCCCATGTAGCCGATTCGTTTCCGCCTCCGGTTTCTTCACCGACTACCTGTGTTCCGAGACCCGGAACCACAAGTGCGCGGTAACCCCCTGTGCCGTTGAAATCATACGCCTCTGATGTGAGCGATGTATCGCCGTCACCAATCGCAGCCGCAGCTGTGAAGGATGCATACTTAAGATATGTCACCTTCAGTGTATTGCCTTCGTCATCACCATGTGAGTCGATCTTTGTGTCGCCAGAATCATCGATGTCGATAACCGCTGTATGTGTTGCAGATGGTGCTTCTCCCACGGGTTCGAGCGCATCAAGTACATTATCTGTATCGTCCCATACGTATTGCACGGCTATGGCTCGATTCGATAGAGCCACTTTTGCAGCCGCTGCCGTGACCTCTTCATCGATCACAAGTGTCGCTGCTGAAAGGGGACCGCTTGTCTGTTGTGGAATGTATGTCACCTTCGCCACAGTCACAGCATCCCCCGCTAGGAATGTCAGAGCGCCGGTTGTGAAATCCACAGCCACCTGTTTCGTAAGCGGAGTCTCACCTACTGGAATAACGTTGTACGCTCCAGCAGTGGTTGCTGTTGTTGCCTGCACCGCTACGATATACAGCGGTTTATACGCAAGTTGCCCGACATGAGACGATACTGATACGACTTCTTCCTCGACCAATATCGGCACATTCTCGAATACTTTCAGCTTCTCATTTGAAGTATCATATTCGAATGAGTACCCGTCTTTCGGAGTTGGGATCACCATATTAACCCGCGACAACCCCATATTGCGTGGGGTGAACGGTTCACCACCCATCGGGTAACTGTTATCAAAATCAACCGATATGTTCCGGACGCGCTGATTTCCGAATGTCGAACGTTTATCTATTGTAGCTGTTAGAGCCATTATTAGTGTTACCTCCTAACTGAATGTTTGCGAGATGGCGCATCAGCCACTTTTTTGCCAGTCTTACCTTTTCGCGGAGTTTTGGCTTCAGGCGTTTCAACTGGCTTGATATCTGGAAAGGGGGTTTCTTCCACAACCACCTCAACCAGTTTCGGTTCAACCCTGAAAGGCGATCCGCGCTTTTCTTTCATGCGGTAGAACTCGATATCTTCCTTGTCGGTGATCTCGAGCGGTTGTTTCCGGAAGAACGTGTATTGCGCCCCCCCGGGTCTGCCGTGCACAAGAGCACCATCTTCGCCGATATATGTCACTGTAGTCATCTCGCCAACTCCTTTTACATGAGGTCTCTTAGCTTGCCTTGTGCTCTGAAGTTGAAACAGATCAACTCCGCCATCGTCCGGTACATCCCCTCATCGCCGATCTTGTCGATTCCGAACGGATCGCCTTTGCTCATTCCCGTCTCGAAGTATTGCGTTGGTTTCGCAACCTTGATCTTCAGGAAATCGGTGTTCAGGAAATATACTCTGCTGATCGTGTCCTTCGGCACATCCTTACTCGTGATGATCGGAATGTCCCGATAGGTGGCGACACTGAATCCTGCATTGATTCCCTCGACAGTCACCCCATTGACACCAACTGCAACCTGTTTGGTGTCGGTGTACCGTTGCATGGTGAGCTGCTCCTGGAGGATGCGATCAAGCGTGTCCTCACCGGTCAAAATGACGTTCGGCTTGTATCCTGAATTGACTTTGATCGTCCGGATCGCGGTGTCGAGCATGTCCATCGTGAACGTCCTGTCGGTGCCACTATTGTGGTCAACATAAGCGTCCGTCCAAGACGCGCCCGCATCTCTGTCAAGTCCGTAGATATCAAGATCGTTCGCGGTCTGCCCGACTCCATTGATCTCAGAATATGATCCCACGACTCGATCGATAGACTCAACGTTGTTTCCAGCGAGCGTGTCGTTGTCAGTGAGCAGCATCTTGTTCAGATGCTCGGCATGTTCTGCGCTGAAGTATTCCCGCAGTGCAGCCATCGTGTCTCCGATGGAATCATCCACAGTGCCCAGGAACTGCTGCACTTCGGATGCTGAGAACGCATGTACAACCGTCTTCGGTTTCGTGCTAACGGTCGCCCATGTCGGTTTTATGGTGTCAGGAATTGCACCGTCTTCAGCGACCCCGCCTGTCGGAGGTGTGTCTCCTCTCGCGGTGATTACCCGCCATCCACTCTGGTTCCAAGGAATCTTTGGAAGCACCGACCATGCATTGATCTCCTGATTGAGCTGTATCCACGTCTTCGCACCATAAATCGGGTTGTACACCCCTGTGGTAGTCGTGATGACCGGAGCATCTGTTTTCGTCAGGTACTGCCGCGCCTGCGGATCGATGTAATACATCTGTTCGAGGTCCTGGATGGTTTTGATATATCCACGCATTTATGCCACCTCCAGATGATTCAGTTCATCGAAGGATTTCTTTGCGATCTCCCCCAGTGTCAGAACCTTCGGCGTGTTGTCCTTGATTAGAGGCTTGCCTCCTTTCATGTTAGGTCTGTCCGCAGCCACGAATCCCATCTTCTGCAGTGCCTTCTCAAGCACTTTCGGAACGCTCTTCTCAAGAGCATCAGTGACTGCTTTGTCTATATCCACCGCGGGAGTCTCGGATTTCTCAACCTCGTCTTCATCATCGGTCTCCTCATTCTCGTCCTTCTTGTCTTCATCGTCCTGCTTTTCAACGGGGGCGATCTGTTCCTCGATGGAATCTACCCGCGAAGTCAAACTCTGCAACAGATCGATGACTGCTTCGAGTTTGGTTTCGATGTCGTTACCGGCATCCTCCTCCGGAGGCGCCGTTTCGTCCTGTTTCTCCACGAGGGATTCCCCTTCTGAGGCAGACGGGGTTTCCTCCGTGGTTTCCTTCTCAAGTTCTGTGTCTGCCATAATATCCTCGTTTTTTGCCATGAGCCCGTCTTCGGGCATGACTGTGATTTCTGATTTGGCGAGTTCGTTCACTGCTATGATTTTCGCCTCTTTGTTTGCAGGCTTTTCAACTGCTGAGCCCTCCCATAGCTCGATTCCGTCTATCTGGACGTAGCATCCATCCTTCCCGCAAACGATGTTTTGTTTGTCCGGCAGCGCCATGCCTCCAATCGAGAGCCCGGTATAGTCACCGCCGCGGATCTTGTTCCAGATGTCGTCATCGATGCTGTAGTCGTCATATACCTGCCAGCCGACCACGACTTCTGTGCCTTTGTCACCGTCCCGCATCCAGTATCGCAGAGGCTTCCCCACCACCTTGTTGGAGTGTGTGTCGATCAGAACGCCACGTTTCATGAAGATCGGCATCACCTTCTCGAACGCTTCCGGACTGATGCGATCGTTCTGGTTGTCTTTGATGTCTACACTGAGTTTCCCGAGAAACAAACGAGTCTCTTCCCCGTATTCCGCCTTCATCTCAGTAAGCAGATCGTCGGCGGATTTGTTCATATCAGCCTCGATCTTCCCGCAGACTTTGCGAGCGGTTTCCTCATCGTACCCTTCTTTAGCCATCATGCCTTTTACGCATGCATCGAAGTTTTTGTATCCTGCGATAGGCATCGATGTGTATTTAGTTGTCGAGATATATAAAGAATGGTGATTAAAAGTAATGTAGAAAAGTTTATAACGGTGTGCTGTAATGTAATATAATATGGATACATTGGAAGAATATACTGAGATTTGCCGGAAAGCCGATGAGATTCAAACTCGTAAGCCCACTTCCGAATCATTGAGAGATTGTTTATTTTGCACGAGTCTCGATGACGACCATGTGATCTGGCTACCGAATCAGAATCAACTGCAAGTGCTATGTGATCATGTTGCTGTGCGAGAATTTCATGATTTTTGGAATGCTGAATCCAACCGGGACTACAGAGACAACTTTCACACGCAAGAACAACTGTGGCTTGCGTACTTGATGGCGGAACGATATGGTAAACGATGGGATGGTGAAAAATGGGTGCCAGTCAATGATGTTCCATTGGGGGCGTATCCACTAATATCTAAAATCATGGCAGCAAAAGACAGATTCCTATCCGACAATCACATCCCCCGATATCTTCACTTAAACGAGAAAACATGGCGCAATTTGCTGAAGGAAATTACACCATCAATAGTCGATACCAAACAGTGTGGTTGGGCGGAGTATGTTTCGGTCTATGGGTTACAAGTACGTATTGACTCGGACGTTCCAGATAATGAAATAATGGTATATGGGAGATATAAATAAATGTCAGAACTAAAACAGCTCTCAATCAAACTGCCTGCACCTGTATTTGCAGCACTGGAAGAGGAATCGAAAAAACGAGAAGGATTGATGCCGGCGCCGACGCGGACAGCCCGTCAATTGATCACAGAGAGGTTGGAGGAACTGAAATGAACGAATATAATGAAACACAAGAACGTGCCGATATCGTATACCGAGCTATCGACAGCATCCTCAATATAGTTGGATGGCTGATGTACATCGCTGGCGCATTGATGACGCTGCTCATGATCTTTGGGGTTGTGCTACTATGGTTTGACGAAGGCTCGCTTCGGTGGGAACTTGTAGAGGTTGCGATCTATTCGCTTGCATTTGCACTGATCGGTGATGCGCTGACATCGCGTGTGCGGCACGGAATGGAGAGACAGGATCGCCTCATTGATGAAGCAGCGCAGATGGCGAGCGAGCGATTACGCGAAAGAGAGGGATCGCAGTGAGACTATTGACGTTGCTGCTGATGCTCCTATTGGTCGTGGCATCGTGTGGATGTGTCGGCACAAAGCCATCACATGACTTTGAGATCAACGAAACCAGAGAATTTGCATTCACGTATGATGGTATAGAGTATGGCGGAAATCTTAGATGGGACGGAGAGCATTTCCACATCGCATCGAACGGACACGGCTGGAAAAAGGGGCTCTTTGTTGTGGTACACATTCACGGAGTGGATAATGATGCATTGTTTCAGATATCCTCCGCCGGGATGTCACCATACGTTGAGCAACATGTGGATTTCAGCCGGACAGTGTTGCTGGATAAGATGATCAAAAATCGAGTTGATAAACCGGGAACTAACGGATCTCGCTGATCGATGCCTTGATCTCATCGTTGAGAAACTCTTTCGCCCGTACCAGTGCCTCGTTTGCAGCAGGGCGTAGGTACGGATGCGGTTCTGTTCCGTATTTCTGGATATACTTCGCGATAGCCCATGCCGTCTGCCGAGATGCTTTGCCCTTGCGTGCGAGCCCTTTCCGCACAACCCACCTCTCGATCGCATCCACAGGCGGCATCTTCTCCCGCGGATCAGTGCCAAACTCCACGTATCGAGCGTGAAGCGCACGGTAGATCACCTCTTTTCGGAGATGTTCCCGGAGAATCGGTTCTGCGCTTTTTTGCAACGTCCCCTCGTCCTTCCTTACGTATCGCTGACTTAACTCGAATATCAGATCGATGAGATCATCGAGCCCTCGATCCGTGCCCTCCTCGAGTTTTTTGGAGGTGATCGGGATGTTGTTCTTCCGCTGGACTTTTGTTTTGAGCATGTGTGTTGTGTTTTAGTTATAACTAAAAAACGTTAGACTACCCGCACCATTGAATGTCTGCACCCGATGTGTGGGAGCAGCGGACGGTACTTCCATCCCGGGGGGTTGCCTTTGATGCTCTCCTCCTTTACGATCTCGTGCAGACGTTTTCGTGACACACCTTTGCCTTTCCCTTCTTTCGCTATCCGCCGCTTGATCGCCTTGCATATCTCGGTGGTTCGATGATCATCTGCACCAACCCAATCGTACCGGAACTCATCATTCGGATCCCGCTCGGCATATCTTCGATCTCGCATGTTGTTGGCGATGCTGGTGTGCTCAGTGCGAACGATCATCCGCGCACGTTCGAAGTCAATACCAGTCTCTTTCTCGATGCGCCTGGCAATCTTATCTACAGTGTAGTCGCCTTTCTCCAGTTCATCCTCGATGATGCGCACTGTCTTGAGCGTCTCGCCGCGGGAGGTATCAGCGAAAGTCGGGACATCCTTGTGTATCTTCTCAAGTTTTTTTCGCTCGTCACGTGCCACCATCTCGGGCGATTTAGGGCGCCAGTCCAACAGATTATTTTTTTCAATGGCAGCCTTCAGGGTAGCCGCAGGAATCGTCAGATCACGCTTCCCTGTCTTCCGAAGGATCAGCGTGTTGACGGTTTTCGTGACGTCTTTATGCTTTGCCACTCCGGCAGCAAAGACCGCCTTGTGGAGTATCCAGAGTGTCTCCAGGACGTCCTTCTTCATCACGCGGCTGATCTTCTCAAGTTGTGTCATAAACGCGGGTGAGAGTACATAATCTCGCTTCAGAATGTCCATGAGCTGCGCTTTGCTCATCCGGGGATGGTAGATCATCGCATCTGGATCATCTACTTTCCGGAGGATACGCCAGAGTTCGGCATCCTTGTACCGCAAGTTGCTTCGGGGCGGCTCTCGTTCTCGCATCCCCCTGCGATCGGCTACGGGTTCATCGCAGCCCCCGCGTCCAGCGTTTGCGCCGATGCCTCTACCGCTCCCATCATGTTTCGGACTGCGCAGGATGCGCCAGAGTTCAGCGTCTGATCGTGTAGTCATGGTTTTGTTGTTATTGTTCAGCGGTGTATTCGAATATGAATCCAAGAAAGTGCACCACGGCACCAACTGTATCGGTGGCAGCACTGCCTCTGCGATAAAACCGTCCACCAACCACATCACCTTCCGCGACACTTGTTAGTGTCAGAGTGGTGTCCAGTATATCAATCTTTGCAGACACCACCGCCTCTGTAATTTCAGATGTCATTAATTGATGGGTTTGCGCACCTTCTCCGTTGCTTCCGAAATTTGCGCCGATATAATACACCATATTGCCGTCTCCAGATGAAATAATAACTGCTTTTAGAACTCCCCCCGAAACAAAATCATCCGGAACTTTGAATGTGCCATATCCGTATGTATTAGCCGCGTCAGTCATTACCGCGCCGACATAACGGATGTATGTGTCCCCAAGCCCGTCCGTACCGTGAGTTGCCGGAATCCATAATTCCCGCGGGACGTCTGCGTGCTCCGATGCCCCGTGAAGCGGGGTGTTCATTATAACCCGTCCATCCGTGATGTCTGCATTTGTGATCTGTGTCACTCCCGCCGCCACATCCACGATGGCAAGCAACACGTTGCCGGAGGGAATATCGGGTGGCTCCGGGGTTGCCGTCGCTGTACCGGTAGTTACGATCGGATTGGAGGTGTTGGAATCATACGTCACCAAATCTTTGCGATCATAAGTGGCGTCTGCCGCGGAAATAGAGAGATTCACGGTACTGCTTTCGGTGTACTTTGTGCCATCGATCCACGCATTGCCCGCAGCAACATCCACACTCATGTTTGCGCCTGTGCCTTTTTCGCTTACCGTGAGCCCGTCCAGAACACCGTTTCCATCGCACGCGGCAATGACGGCATTCATCATCACATGTTCGAAAACCTCATCGAATTGTACATTCATAGCCATTACACATCACTTCCAGTCACTAAAATTTGATAACGTAATTCAAAGGAGGCAGTTTTGTTTATCGCAGCATGTGTGATCCGATTCATCATTGTTCCGCCCGAAGCAGCATTGAATAGCCCACATTCGGTTAATACAACACCGTCTAGTTGCGAGGCGGATATGTTCATCTGGAACTGCACGGCTTTACTGGAAGGTTTTGATCTGGTGGCTATTGCGCTGCGATTCGAGCCGTCCGGATATACTTCGTGTTCCAGTGCCGTATCGTTTGCAGTCTCGCCGGTTGTGCCTGTGCCAACTGCCAGATGGCTAACTTGCGTGACTGAATCGCCATAAAGCATATCCCGCACCAATTGTAACCATGCATCGACTATCATCGTAACCTCCTTTTTATGTTATAACTTAAAAACATTCATGCAGCGCCTCCTCCGGAGTATAATACAACTGCCTGCGATCTGCGATCTCCAACTTTCGTTACACCGAACTTGCCGGAGCCAAACAGGAACGAATCATTCACATCGCGTTTTGTGATTACCACTGTGTCGGTAAGCCCGATATCCTCATAGAATTTCACGAACCGCACGATCACCGCATCATCATCCATGTTTGCGCGTTCGAGCGACATGATCCGGTTGATCAGATCAGCGATCAGCCCTTCCAGATGCTTCGCGTACCGTGCAACCTGTATTTTTGTGGAATAAGAAGGAAACTCATGCGTCTTTGTGATCACGACATAATCATCATCGATGCCGTACCGCCCAAGTGTGAGATGCATTTTTTCACCCGCGTTCAATGATGCGAGCCCGATAGTGGAGATGTTCACAATATCGAGAGTCCATGCATGTTCGGACAGGTATTCGTCTGCCACCTTCTCTGCTTCCGCTTCTGTTGCGATCTGTGTATCGATGATGCGATGTTCCTTAATCACGCCGTAATGTGACTGCGATGCCGGATCCTCTTTCATCACGGCGATCTGTGAGGAGCCTGTGCCTGCGCCGTACACTGTGACGCGATTGACGATCTCCGTTCCATGCTCCTCGATGGAGATGCTCTTGATGAAGTCACTTCCGAGCGTGAGACTGATCCCGCTATCTGAATAGCCTTTCTCTACATAATGGAAGTCCTTGTCGGTATCTGCCCAGAACCGGTAACCATCTTCATTTGCGCAATCAACACATACATCCCACGCGGTTGTTTTGAAGGTTCGCGTGATCCTGTCTGTGGGAGAGGCGGATATATGATTTCTGGTGAGCGAGGGGGCATAGTTTTCCACAATATGATCCACGATTTCGGAACGGAGTTTTGATGTGTACGATTCGATGACATACCGGTCAAGCAATTCTCCAAGATAGTCCTTACCGCTGATCTCGATTGTATTCGTGTCGAAGTCAGGCAGCATGGTTTCGATTCTGCCTCTGAAGATCACCGTACAATCGAGGAGTATTTGCACGTCATCGTATTGCTTGTATGTGCTGAGCTTCCCGTTCGCATCATCGAATACTGCC